GCCATCGTGCTATCGGCGCTAGTGAAACCGGTGCGCGCGCCAGCGGGGAAAAGGCTGGTTACGCTCGTGCTGGCAACGGTTCGGCTAGTGCCTGTCCCGTCAATGCCTACGGTATTGAACGCGCGGTCTGGCATCAGCTTGAAGGTGCCAATCTGCACCCGCCGCGTGGCTGGATTGTCTGGGTGTTCGTCTATTTTCAGATCATAGGTGCCATCCGGCAGACCTTCCACCAGCGGATAAATCGTGCGGCCTGTCGCTGCATCGGGCGCGTTGAAGTTGAGCGCACGAAAGCCGTTCTGCGTCTTGGCCACACAGTAAAGCTCGGTTACGTCGGTGTTCGCGCCTGCCGGATCAGCATAAAGACGAACCCGCCCTGTGCCGCCGTTGCCGTTGCGCAAGGCTTCTACCAAAACGCGCGACTGGTTGCCGCTCGCTACCGTGAAGCGAAGGGTGCAAAAGGCCCCAGCGTTTTGCGGGTTGGGATAGGTGATCGAGGCAACGCCGCTGGTGGTGGTAGGGGCGGTCCATGTGCCCGAAGTCGTCACTTCGACATCGGTGCGAATAATGCTGTCCGTTACAGCCGTTGCCAGCGTCCCGGTTGTTTCGTTCTGGGTGCTTTCGGCTTGCGTGACCGAAACAGGGCACAGCGCCACCGCCGAAACGGACATGAACGCCCCGCCATTGCCCAGCTTGCCTGAATTGACCAAAGGCGTCAGCCGATTGGTTTGCAGCCATCGCGCGAAACCAACGCCATCGGTTGAGCATCCGCCGTAAAATGCGCCTTCGAGGTAAGTCGTATCTCGTATCTTTTCCAGCCGCACGAAGTCCGGGCGGGCAGAGGCATTGACCGCTTTTTGATATTCGCGCGCAAGGGCAATGGCTTCTGGTCCGCCGCTCGCTACAACACCTCCCGAAAACATCAGATCAGCTTCCCGAATAAATCCCATTCATCGACTGCGATAATGCGCAGCGCGGCTACGGCATTAAGTCCCGCCGTTTCGACTAGTTCATCGAAGCTGGCGACATTGACCGGGGATGCCCATGCTACCGTGACAGGCCCGTCACCCTTTTGGGCAATCTCGATAAAGCTGCCAGGGGGAAACGATACCGAGCTATCGGGCGGGATGGTGAGAACGCAACCCGCCGCGTTGGTAAAGTTGAGCCGCATATTCTTGTCGGCAAGCGTGAGAGTGCGGGTTGCCCCGACTACGGTGGCAATACCGATAGTCCCGGCCCCTGCCGCGTCCACAATCTGCGAAGGCGTGGCCTTTTGCACGGTGCTGCCGTCATCAATGATGATCGCAACGGTATCGTCAAAAGCGCCAGCGGCGGGCAGGTCATCAGGGCGAATAACGGCCATCAGGAAACCCTTATGATCTTGTTGCAGATGATGGTTGGCTGCACGTTGTTGTGAGCGCCGCCCCCGCCAGCATTGGCGATGGTAATTCCGGTTGTGGAACCAGTTGTTTCGTAGCTGCCGCCCTCTTGCGTAACAGTCGTTTCTACTTCCGCCACACCCGCCCCCGGACTGCCCGTGGTGCCCAGCGTGTGCGAGTGCCCCGGATCGGTAACGGTGTGACTATGGGCAGGTATTTCGCCCGTCACGAGGGTATGCGTCTGCGAGCCGCCCACGGCCCCCAGCGTGGTGCTGGATAGCGTGTTCAGGCGCGTGGTGGCAGGGGTTGCCATATCCTCTTTGCCAGCGCCTACGCGGCCCCGGTAATCGGGCAGGTTGAAGGTTGTGGAGCCGTTGCCAGCGCCTGCAACTGTTCCGATGACGCTAAAAAGCGTTGAATAGGTGAAACGGGAAACCGCTTGCCCAGCGGCGAACAGATAACCGGACGGGGGAGCCGCGCCCCAATAGTCAACTACGGCCCCTATGGGAACGGACGTGGTGTTGCCAAGCTGCGCAACCGTGGCGGCATCGGTATCGGCAACGCCAGCGGCAAGGTTGGTCATACGGAACCCGCCCGCGTTCAATGATGCGCGCATTCCGCCCTTGCCATCGCGGTCAAGAGAGCCGGAAAGGGCTTGCTCGATATCCTGCAACGGCGGGTTGTGCTGCGATACGAGAATGGTGTCCCCTGTTGCCACAAGGGAGCCATTTGGGAGCGTGTAATCCCCTGCGCTATCTCGTGGCATGTTCTTGCATCCGGTTCTGTTTCATGGTATGCCGCCTAGAGTTACTGGAAAAAGGAATTTGCCCATGCCATTTAAGAACCCGCACCCCCTGTATACCGTTTGGCAGGGAATGAAGCGGAGGTGTGATAATCCGAACTTTAAACAATTCTCGGATTATGGAGGGCGAGGGATTTACGTTTGCGACCGATGGAAGAAATCGTTCGCCAACTTCCTTGCGGATATGGGGCCGCGCCCAGAAGGCTACACCCTTGACCGCATTAACAATGACGGTCCTTACTCGCCCGATAATTGCCGATGGGCTTCCCGCAAAACTCAGCAACGCAATCAGACGAGAACCCGCAAAGTGGTGATTGGTGGGGTGGAATACATTGTTGCCGAACTCGCGGAAAAGTCCGGTCTGAAAACTGACACTATCGCACATAGGGCTGCGCAAGGACTTTCCTTCGCTGAAGTCATAGCCCCGGAGCGCCGCGTTTTCCTTGGTGGATGGAGCAAGGCATACAAGCGAAGTATGGAAGTGCGGGCCGCGCGAACCCATTGCAAAAATGGGCACGAATGGACGGTGGAAAACACATATTTTACTAAAGAAGGTTGGCGCAATTGTAGGCGCTGCGCTTGCGAGAAAATGCGCCGCATCACTGCCGCCAAGAGGCTCGCTAACGAGTGATGGCTTTTCGCGTGGAATGGTGCTGGCTCCTTTGTTCTAAGGGTGCGCGAAGAAGCCAGCCGCACTGTTCCCGGCCTTGTTACCACAGCATAGCCGTGCTATCAAGATAGCCATGCAATTCGACCGCTACGGCCAGCCCGATCCGACAATGGCGCAGCTTGAGGACGCCCTTCGCCGCGCCCGGTTTGAGGAAAGCGATGCCGACAATGCCATTCGCCGCCGTAGTGGTTTCAGATCCGCGCAAGCGCAGATTGGCCGGATTTACAGCGAGCGGGAACGTCGGGCCTTCATCGCGGGATACAAAGCCGCTAGCGACCGGACGTTGCCGCTGATCTGGGCAGGATTGATGGCGGCGATGCTGGCAGTAGTGACCTTGGCGACAACCTAATCAGACATCCCGTATTGCGTTGCCGCCGTGCCAATGCCGGAACCGATGGCCCCGCCGCGACGTTGCCCCGCCAGCCGCGCTTCTTCAAGAAGCTGCTGGAACACTTCGTCCCGCTGGAAAATGTCCGTTAGTGCAACCGACGCATCCGGCGGGCTGGTGTTAAGCAACAGCGGCCCGATTTCATCGGCTCTTGCCAAACGTGCATCAGCGGCCTGCGCAGCGCCACGGTCCCGCATGAAACGGTTAGCCATGCGCCTGCCGATGGTGAGAACGGGAGCGCCACCCGATAGCAGGGATTCGATAGCGCCCTGCGCCAAGTCCCCACCCATGCCAGCCCGTGCCGCAAAAGCCTCATCGGCGGCAATGCGCTCAGCAGTTTGCGAGCCGCCAGTCAGGCTGTTGCCGGAACCCGCAAGCTGCAATTCCAGGTCACGCTGTTCGAGAAGGCGGGCAATGGCCGCGTCATCATCATACAAAACGTCAAGCCGCGATTCGCTGTTAGGCGTGTTCAACTGACCCCACGGGTTGCTGTTGTTGCGCATATCGCCCGCACGGGTAGCGGCCCCGGACTGATAGCCAAGCCGCATCTGGTCGAGCTGCTGCGGGGTAAGGTCGGCAACGTCAACACCGAGCTGCTGCGGATTGGCGCGGTATGCTTCCTCCCCAGCTTCAAGCATGGCGCGCTCTTGCACCGGGCCACGATAGGCTGCGCGGGCTGCGGCATAGTCCGGGTTCAGTGCATCCATGCGCGAGAGCAGTTCGTTGCGGGTCTGAATAGCCCGACGCGCGCCCGCCATGTCGCCCTGGCGCTGCGCCCGTTCGATCACATCATCCAGCCCGCGCTTTGCATAGTCGAGAGACTGCCACGAAGGCGAACCTAGCAGCACGTCATCACCAGCACGGGTCAGCCCCATTGCCGAAGGGTCAAGCCCCTCATCCAGCATTTGCGTGTAAGCTTCGCGCAATGCGGCAGCAAAGCTAGGACGTTCCGCCAAGTCGCCAAGTTCCAGCGTCTCCGCCCCCGGCGCGGCATAGGCGCTATCGTAAAGCGGCCCAGCTTCACGGCGGGCTTGTTCCACAAGATCATCGCTGCGTTGCGGGATATTAGAAACCGGACCTAGATCACGCTCGATTGCCTCGGTGAGCCTGTCGCCCTGCCCCTCGTTCCGCCGTGCGATATTCGCCCGCGCAATTCCGGCTTGTTCCGGGCTGTTGCGGGTTGCGGAGCCTGCCAGCGCGGCAAGCCGGGAATCGGTATCAGCGGGCATGATCGGAACGCCTAGAGCATCGCCATCCATCAGCGCGCGGGTGACTTCATCCATATCGGGGTTTGCGCCCACGATAGCGCGCTCGCCGCCGTTCAACGGATCTGAAGGCCCGAAACGACGCGCGATTACGTCGCCAGCATAGCGGCCTGCCTTTTCCCCGACTATGGCCCCGCCAGCGCCGATAAGCGCACCTGTCACGCCATCCTCTGACGCGCCATAGCCCGTGCCGTAAACAAGGTCTGCGGTGAACGGATTGCTTGCCGCCTGCGCTACACGCCCGGTTGCGCCAGCCGCCCGTGCAACGCCGCCGATAATCCCGCCCGTCGCCAAGGTGCCCAGCGTTCCGCCCACCATATCGCCCACGAATGCGGAACCGGGGTTCATGTCCCGAATGGCATCCATTTGCTGGCCATCGGTGAGCGCGTTGGGGATGCCCATAGTAATCGAGTTCGCAAAGGTGGCACCGCCAGCCCCCAGCTCACTACTGGAAATGTTGTTGAGCAGTTGCTCGGCGGCGGAGAGTTCTACCGTGCCAGCGGGAATTGGCGCAGAATAGGGAGCCATGCCCGAAACGGCATCCTCGTTAAGCCGCTCCACAAAGCCGGTATAATCCTGCCCGCTAACGTCACGGCCATAACGCCCCGCTGCATCTTGGAACCAAGCCGTCATGCCTTCCGGGGTGTGATTGCCCCAATTGCTGGCGAGGTAAGCGTCAAACTCGGCCTGCATTTCGGGCGGAACCCGCTCGCCTGCGATGGTCGCGCCACTACCCGCTGCCAAGTCTTGTTCGGGCCGTGAAAAGCGGCGGCGCGCAATATCCGGCGCAATCTCTTCAAGAGTGCGTTCATAGTATTCCCGCGCCTTGCGAACACCTTCTGCAAATGCTGCATCATCAGCGGTAGGCGAAAGCGGCGCAATAGCTGCCGCCATGCGCTGCGCTTCCCTTTCGGTATTCGCCAACTGCGAAACACCTCCGCCGTTCAATTCGACAAGGCGCGCAATCTGCTGCTGGATAATGTCGCCCTGAAGCTGCTGCAACAGGCTATCAACGGTGTTTGCATCCTGGTTGAAGAACTGTGAAGCGCCGAAAAACGCATCCCCGGTGCGAAAGTCCTCTTGCCCCTCAATGCTGCCGATGCCGGATCCGTCGCGGGTGATTTGCTCAAGA